AACACCTTTCACAACTTTGTAGTACTCATTAGGGTTAATTTGACCTTGATACTCTTGTAAAATTTTAGTAGGCAATGCAGATCCAATAATTGCATCTGTAATTACACCTTTATCTGTTTTAAATGATGGTTTTTCTTGTATACGTTCTGCAGGCAAATCACCATATTTAGTTTTGTAGTCTTGACTTAAATTTCTTTTAGCATCTTGAACTTTGCTTAAATATCTTGTAAGTTCAACTCTTGCTGCATCTGGATCAAGTGTTTGATCTACAGCACTTTGTGAATCTTTAATTTGTGCACCTTCACTAACAGCTAATTGACCAAATCCAGTAGAGCCTTGATCACCCTTCATTTCAACAATAGAGCCAACAAAAGATTTAGCTTTTAATTGATCTAAAAGTCGTTTTGTATATGCAGCATCAGACCCACTTATTGCAGAAGATGTTGCACCACCAAATCCAAAAGCTTGATTAAATCCTTTGCTATTTAAAATATCGTTAATAAGTTTTTCTTGTCTGCTTAAGTCTTGAATAGATTTAACAGCAAGGTTTGTATCACCAGCCTTTGACTTTTTAAGTTCAATTCTTACGTCAGATATTTGGTTAGGATCGTCAATTAGAGGAATAGGCTTACCTGAAGTTTGAATTTCAGGTTGACCTGAAGTTTGAGCTTGAGGTTGAGTTGGCTTTGCAAACCCAGTTGATGTTGGTTGTACACCAGAACGTTCTGCTTCAATTTCTTTAAGAACATCAGATTGTTTTACAACTGGAGGTAAATTAATAATACCTTTGTTTCTAGCCATAAGCTCTGCACGTTCTGCTTCTTTAGCAAAAGCATCCTTATCAGGTACAGCCAACTGAAATCTTAAAAAGTCTGCCTTGTCTTTTGACGTAGCATTAGCTGGATTAATGTTAAATTTACCATAAAATGCAGATTCTAATTCTTTAATTTCACTTAAAGGTCTAAATTTAGGACTTGATTTTAATTCAGCACCAATAAAATCTTTTTCAGCAAGTAAGAAATTAGCAATTTCTGTATCATTATATCCTGAAGCTCTCATTTCTTTAATTTTAGCTTGTCTTGCTATATCTTGACCTTGTAATGCTTTAGTTTCCAATTGACCTTTTTGAATGTCTTGCATCATTTTAGACAATTCAGTAGTCGTCATAAAGTTTTTAGTGGCGGCATCTATAGGAGCTTGTCTACCTCCAACAGCACCTGTATATCCACCTAAAGCAGCACCAGCAACACCTTTATTCCAGTTGGAAGCAAGACCAGTAGCTAACCCAAGACCAGTGCCAATAAGTTGTTGTGTCTTAAGTTTTTCTTGCTCTTCTGGAGATAAAAGACCTGAAATAGGGCTTTGTCTTGTAAGAAATAGTGTATCTAATAAACCTTGAAAATTATCTGCCATGATTTACCCTATCCTTTTAACTTGTAGAAGGTTGCCAGCCATTGGACCAGATTGACCTTTTCTAATTTGTTGGTTGCCCATTGCTACAGCTTCTTGTAATCTTTGTTGATCTGCTTGTTCATTTTGTTGTTTTATATCTAAAATACTTTTACCACCACTTAATACAGTCATTGGATTTTGTTGAGCATATGACATGGTATTTGAGCCAAGATCAGAAAGTCTTTCCCCAAATGTTAATGGTGTATCTACAGCCATTCTTCTAGGATCTATTGCAAACATATTTGGTTCTGTTACAACAGCATTAGATGCACTTAATGGAATTCCAGTAGAAGGAACACCAGCTGCAGCAAATCCTAAACCATCATCAGCTACATTAAGATATGGAGCAATATTGATTCCTTGACTTCCTACTCCAAGATTAGTGCCACCAAGATTAGTGCCTATACTTCCAAAATTAATACCACCTGTTGCAGCACCGCCTATTCCAGAACTTGCTGTTGGAGCTAATGCAGCATAACCACCAGAGCCTAAACTAGGAGCAGCAGAAGGCAATGCACTTTTAAATCCTGAAAATAATCCACCAGTACCACCAGCCCCACCAGCAGCACCAGCAGCACCTAAAATACCGCCAGTAGCACCTCCTAACAATGCACCAGTAATAGGGCTTTTTCCCATTGCAGCAGAGCTAACAGCACCAATAGCTGCTGGAACTAAAATCTCTGGACCCATTATTTGCCTACCTTTCCTACTACATAGCAGATTGGTTCTAAAATAGCACGATAAATCATGCCATAATTATCACGTTTTTTACCTCTTTTTTGTTTCCATATATCAGCAGTCCTATGTCTTGCGATATGCTCTAAAACACCCCTTAAAATGCGTTGTAGGGTATTCTTTTCACCTGCTTTATAAGCATAGGTTACTAATGGTAAGAATAGAGTATGATAACCTTTTTCGTATGCTGGGTCTAAATCTTTAGATTGAGCTAACCAGATAGAATTACGGAAGCTACCAAAGCCATATTCAGCATTCATAGCTGTACATACAATTTTGCCACCACCTGATTGAGTTGTTTTTGTAACTTGACCAACTGGAGCACCGTATGCAGCACCCAAATAAGCTTGTAGTTTTGTGTATGGTTTGTTTTGTTCAAATTCGTATCTAGCAATTTGATCTTCAAGAGCTTTTTGTGAATAGTCTTCTCTAACTTGACCAATATTCATAAGTTGGTTAATATCTTGATATCTAGATTGAGCTAGTTGAGGAGCTTGTAATGCAGCAGCTTCTTGTCTAGCACGTTCATTAGCATAGTTTTGATAAGCAAGTTCACCCGCTTTGCCAGTTAAAGTTGTAGCCAAAGTATTAGCGGCTCTATTTTGAAGGTCAGCAGATACATTAGATCCATAACGACCAGCCATAGATGCTGAACTTTGTGCTTGTTTAATAGCATCGTTATAAGCTTGTGTAGCTGTTTGAACAGCTGGTTGCATAGCAGCTTGGAAATATGGGTTAGCACCTAAATATTGACCTTGTACAGTACCTAATTGTTGATTAAGTGCTGCACCTGTAAGAGGGCTTCCTGCTCTTGCTTGTGCTTCAGCTTGTGCCAATGCAGATTCTGTTTGAGCAGATGGGCTAACATATGTTTGACCAGCAAAGTATTCAGGCGTTTGTGTTTGGTAAAGACCTTTGGCTTCTTGCAAACCATATTCTACGAATGGTCTTACAGTAGGATCTAGTTCGCTTTTGGTTTCAGATGTGCCACCACCTCCTGAACCTCCACCACCATAAAATGTAAATGACTGTACTAATTCTTGTACCCAATTGTGTAACTTAAACATATCTAGTTCCTTAAAGTGTATATTCCCATGTTTGAGGTTTAAAACCCATTTGTCTTGCTCTACGTTCCCATCCTTTTCTTTCTGAATTGAATGTAACTTTAGTTTTACCGCCTTGTTTTGCTATTGATTGTATTTCTTGAAATGCTTGCATAAAGAGAGTCATGTCATTAATAGTTGACCATGATGCCCATACATGAAGCCTGTTTCCGATTGGTTGAAGCACTACGAATCCTACTGGTTTGTTGTCTATGATACCTACAAATAACATTGATCTGTTTTCATAGCAATCACAATAAACATCTTCTGGAAGCCATTCATTATGACCTCTAGCTCTTACTAATTCAAGACCATGTTTAACATAGTCCCAATGTTCTCTTAATTTATCTTTAGGTATGTAATGAAGTATCACGCTACTATAATATATCCGTATGTTTTATCTGCTGTATTGTTTGCAAAATGTTTTAATGTTGCACTACCTTTAGTTCTAGCACTTACATATACATTAGTAGATGCTGAAGTTGATACATAACTCATTGTAGTAATAACGCTTGGTGTAGCTGGTCTTGTTGGACTTGTGCCTGCTGCATAATGTTCTATAGACACACCAGTATTAGATACTTTCCACATAAGTTCAACATAGTCATCTGCTACTAATTCTACATAAAAGTTTAATGCACCAATAATATGACTTGGGTCACCAGCAGATTTTCTTGGGGATATACCAAACCAACTATTTGATGCTGGAATATCTGTGCCATTTTTTCTAAACCAAACGTCTGCGTGTTGAGAGTCGTTAGTTGTATTCTTAAACTGTATAGAAAACTCTAAATTATAAAGACCACTATTTCTTACATTAAGCCTAGAACTGTTTGACAAATAAACACCATTAGAAAAGTCAGTAGTGTTAAATGTAATTGCATAAGCTGCTGTTGTTGATGCAGCAGTCTGGTCAGTTGAGTCTTGAAACGCACCATAAGGAACAGTATCACTACCAGCAGCAGTACTAATAGGTGTTAGTAATATTATACTATTATAACCTATTCTTTCATCAGATATCGTGGTAGTTGTAGCATTGCCTGTATTTAAAGTAATTTCACCTGTGTTGTTAGACTTACCTTCTACAAGGTTGTTTACTATTTCTGATACTTCACGAGGTGTTCCACCTTGCCAGTTTAACTTACGATACATGTCCCTAGACATTATCTACCGCCACTTTGTGTATAGTCTACGTCTACAGAGATAGCATGAGTCCATGTTCCTGTGGGAGTAACTTTAAGTCTATGATAACGACCATAAGACCTTAAAGGACATTTACCATCAGAGTTTTGTGTAACTGTAGAACTGTATGTAACTGCATCATTTAATTCTCTGCGAGATGCAATAGCCATTGTAACTGCACCATTATCTATTTGAGATCTAGCATTAGTGACTACAGAATTATATCCAAATTCCATTTCACCTACCACTATAGTAGCAGTGGAGTTAGCACCTGTAAATGTAACAATTTTAGCACCGTCTGCACCACCAAATAAGAACTTACCGCCTGACCAAATACGACTGTCTAATGAAGCAGGAAGTGAGTCTATCGTACCATACGCATCTAAACCTTCTAATGCAATAGTAGATGAAGCAAGTGATACAACGTACTCTGAAGTAGTATCAGCAGTAGACCATTTCTTAACTAGCCAATTGTAAATAAGAAGTGAACGACCACCAGATGTATTAGGATAATTCCATACGACAATATTACGAATAGGGTCTACAGCAGCACTAATAGTTTCTTGTTGTGCTATAGCCATGTTATCATAAAAGTATTCGTCTATCTTATCGTTACCAATATTCATTACATTAGTACCGTCACACATATAGAAACCGTCATCAGCTAGAAAATATGTATTAGGTCCATATTGTGTAATTGAGCCTGCTGTATTACAACCTAAATTTCTTGAAATAGCGTCAAACTGAAAGAATAATGGTGAGCCAATATATGACATACGGTAGATAGCACGTTCTAGTAAAACGATACCAAACTCGCCACCTGTAATTCCAACTATGTTACCGCCTTCTGCGATTACCTGATAGTCAGATTGAGATGCACCACCTGAAGTCCAGTCAGTTTCATCATTGATATCCGACCAGATTAGCTTGTTAGGTTCACCACTAATGTTAGCAGCGACTACAAAGTCACGAACTACTGTAATAAATTTAGCGATAGGTGCAGTAGCAGCTACGTCTGCAAAAGCAGTAGATGTTCCTACATACCATGCTTGTATTTTAGCGTTATTGTTAGATGCCAATACAGCATCACCAAACTGTGTAAAACTCCAACGGTCTGAACCAGCATAACCACCTGACTTGCTTACA